GAAGTAAGTGTTGTCATTTTAAAATTATCGATATAGTATTCTGGAGCATTTGCACCATACACACTAACACGATCAGCATCAAATCGTCCTGCACTTGAAAAAATTATAGACGACTCATTTACTTCACCTGTAATATCATTCAAGAAAAAATCACTTGTAAAATCGTTTGTGTTTCTATAAGTATCAGGATTATTAAACTGCTGGGGAGTTAAACACGCCATTGTCCATAAAGGAGTTACTGATGCGAATTGTTCTAATTCGTTTTCGAGTAAATTAGGTAGATTAGAAGTTCTACGTGTGCTTGTTCTATTAGGATCTGTTCTAACAGGCTGAGGCTGATCATTAATTATCTGTTGGCTTGCTTTAGCTTCAGTTTCGTTTGTTGATACCTTAGCATCCGACTTAGGAATACCTGTGGTTCCGTCGTTATCTATTTCAGTGTTATCGGGCTTTCTATTAGATTGTTGCGCTTCGGTTTGACCTGTTCTGGATTGAGATTTTTGAGCAGCTCTATCTGTCAAAGATTCAACGTCGACACCAAACTTTCCAGCTATACCTTGCACAAAACCTGCGGCTTGAGGATTTGCCGATCTAAATTCAGCAAAACTTTCATACTGCGGTTGGCCGGTGTTAACATTGTCAGCTGCCGAATCCTTTACTGGTTTACCTTTAAATCCTTTTGCAATTTGTACACCAGGTTTATTTGGATCAGCATCTTCAAATTTTACAGCCATTTTACACTCCTAAGAACTTCTGTAGATTAGATTTTTTAGGAATTTGTATAGTCACACCTGGTTCAAAATCATAGATAGGATCTTTGAGAATTTCCATATTTCTCTGTACAAACACCCACCAAAGCTTTGCGCTTCCGTAAAGATCAAATGCTAAAAGGTCGGGTCGATGCTTGTATTGATTTTCTATCGTATACGTAAAGTCGTCTGCTTCTGCTGGTACTGGTCTTATTTTTATCAGTTCGAGATAGGATCTGTTTTGTGCTGTTTCACTATAGGGTGAAGTTTTTGAATAAGTTGCCATTTAGATAAATCCTTGTCCTGACCCGCTTGCACCGGTTGTCATAGTTCCTCGAGCATAATCTTGTAAACTAAATTGTCTCTGTTTGCTTCGAGAATATATCGGTTTGACAGTAACCTGAATAGTGCTTAAAACAGGAACCCAAGTATTGGTTGGGTTGTACTTAATATAATTTACATCTTCATTCAGTGATACTTGAAAATTAGTTACAACTACCGGAACATTATTAAAGATGCTCGAACCGTATCCACTTAGCTGACAAATTATTGGCGGATTACCTGCGTTGTTACTTACCCCGTAAAACATTTTGGTAGCTGTTTTAAGGAATGTTGTGGCAGCAATCCAATACTCTGCATCCGTTTCTACTTCTACAGGAAATTCTCCTGATATAGTTATGTCATCAACTTGACTACTCTTGTAACCCAAAAAGGGATAATTACTATGTACAGGATCGACAGAATTATAATTAGCCGTGGTTGATACCTGAACCGTAGGAACTAAAGGCCACACTACTCCTCCAGTGTCTGCTAATCTAGTAAACAAGGAAGAATTAAATTGATTCCATTGACAGTTAAGCCTTACTCTCCAATCATTTTTAGGGTTTGCTTTAACTTCTACAGGTTCTCCGGTTGATTGAAATAATTCGCCACCGGCTGGTATATTGGATCCTCGTTTGAGACTGAGAATGTTATTTAGAGACCCTGCTGCTGTTGCAATTCCGCCCGCTGTAGTTTGGATTCCGCCTGCTAAATCGCCGCCTGCTATTTGCTGGATTCCGCCTACAATCTCCGCGCCGCCTGGAATTTTGCCTACCGCTTCAGTAAAGGTTGAAAGATCACCTGTTTCTGGTTTATTTTGTACAATACCGTTTACCGCGCCGAAATTTTCTGTTACAGGCCGACCGATAGATGTTTCTGCATCAAAGTCACCAATGGCACTGTTCACATACGATCCGCTTAACGGTGAAGGACCTAAACCGCTACCTGGACCACCTGCTAAATCGTTTGCTTTTTTATCGACGCGGGCTTTTTCTGATTGTGATGTTTCTTGCGGTGCATTTGCAGCTTGTTGTTGTGAAATTGCATATGCCGCTGTAGCTGTTGCTACAAATTTAGCTAAAGGTGAGGTTGATCTTCCCATTTTTTAAAAAAAACTCCATATAAGACTATTTATTTTCAAAATAATGTGCTAATATTATAACAAGGAGAATTATAACTTATGGCCAGAAGAGTAAAATATTTAAATAATAGAGATCTATTAAAGGAGATCCATAGAAGTAAAAATACATTTTGTTCTTACACAAAAAAAGAATACAATCAATACGATATAATTGTTAACGATATAGATCGTATAAATGTGCGTACCACAGCCGAAGCAAAACGAAATCAAGCCGCAAGATTAAGCAAAGCAGCTTGGGAGGCGGCTTGCGAAAATATCAGCTCTGGTAAAAAACCCAGTCAGAAAGATTTTGAAATTGATTATAAAAAGATTTCAAAGCAAGATGTGGTATTTAGAGTTATGACATTTGATCATATTCCGTTAGCTCCTGGAAGGAAAAAAACTGTTAAGACTACAGCTGATAAACACGAAAAAGTAAATTTTCCTCCTTTCCAACACTGGAAGTTTGATGACAACGATAATTTAATTTGTGTAGGCAAAAGCCATTGGAGAGGTAATATCGATACTGGCAGTTTTTGTAAAACACACGGGCAGGCTACTAACGAACTTGCTAAAATGTGGATGAAACTTTGCGAACGTTATGGCACAAGAGGGAATGTTCGAGGCTACACCTATAACGACGAAATGCAAGGGCAAGCGATTTTACAATTAGCACAAATCGGTTTGCAATTCGATGAGTCAAAATCAGATAATCCTTTTGCCTACTATACAGCTGCTGTAACAAATTCATTCGTACGAATTATTAATATCGAAAAACGGAATCAAAATATTCGTGATGATATTCTTGAAATGAACGGTATGAATCCTAGCTGGACAAGACAGAACGAAGGCAGGGATAACGGTCTAACACATGAGAGAGGATCTGGCGGAGAATCTGAAGATTGAGATTGACAGCGACCTTAAAACACCATATACTTATATTGGAGGCGTTTAATGGCATTATTTAAAAAAGTAGCATGCTTTACTGATATTCATTTCGGAATGAAAAACGGTAGTCGTATTCACAACAACGATTGTGAAGAATTTGTAAAGTGGTTCTGTGAGGAAGCAAAAAAAGAAGGTTGCGAAACCTGCATTTTTTTAGGCGACTGGCATCATAATAGAAGCAGTGTCGATATTTCGACTATGAATTACACAGTATCTAATATTGAATTGTTAAGCAATAACTTTACAGATGTGTTTCTAATTATGGGCAATCACGACGAATACTACAAAGACAAACGTGAAATACATTCGTTAGAATTTGGTAGACTGTTTCCAAATGTAACTATTGTAAATGAAATGATTACAGATGGTGATGTTAGTATTGTGCCTTGGCTTGTAGGCGACGAGTGGAAAAAGATCGAAAAAACTAAATCGAAATATATGTTTGGCCATTTCGAACTCCCAAGTTTTTACATGAATGCAATGGTACAGATGCCCGATCATGGAAATTTGCGTTCGAGTCACTTTCAAAATCAAGAATATGTTTTTTCAGGACATTTTCACAAACGTCAGCAAAAAGGAAACATTGTTTACATGGGGAATGCTTTCCCCCATAACTATGCAGATGCAGGCGACGACGAACGTGGTATGATGATTCTCGAATGGGGCAAAGAACCTCAGTTTCGTGCATGGCCAGGGCAACCTAAATATCGTGTTTACAAACTAAGCGAAATATTAGAACGTCCTGAAGAATTATTACTACCTAAAATGCACTGTAGAGCTACCATCGATGTAGAGTTAAGTTTTGAAGAAGCCAACTTTATTCGAGAGCAATTTATGCCTCAATATAATCTTAGAGAACTACAACTTATTCCAGAAAAAGTCGAAGTAGATTCTCAATCCGCAACAGTTGACATGAATTTCGAAAGTGTAGATACAATTGTTATGAATTCGTTAACGACGTTAGATACAGAAACGTTTGATCAAAAACTTTTATTGGACCTATATAAAGACCTATGATAAAAATTAAAACATTAACTGTACAGAATTTCATGAGTGTTGGAAATCAAACACAAGCTATTGACTTTGATAGAGGACAATTGACTTTAGTCCTCGGAGAAAATTTAGATTTAGGCGGAGATGACGGCGGAAGTCGAAACGGAACTGGAAAAACAACTATTGTAAACGGGCTGTCATATGCTATCTACGGAGGAGCATTAACCAATATTAAAAAAGACAATTTAATTAACAAAATTAATAGCAAAAATATGCTGGTTACTTGCACATTTGAGAAGGACGGTGTAGAGTATCATATAGAACGAGGTCGCAAACCTAATTTATTACGTTTTAAGGTAAACGGACATGAGCAGGTTCCCGATGACACCGACGAAAGCCAAGGTGATAGCAGAGAAACACAAAAATCTATCGAAGAAGTATTTGGCATGAGCCATACCATGTTCAAACATCTAGTTGCATTAAACACATACACTGAGCCGTTTTTGGCTATGCGCAGTAACGATCAAAGAGATATCATCGAACAACTTCTTGGTATCACAATGCTGAGTGAAAAAGCAGAAAAATTAAAAGAACAAAACAGGTTTATAAAGGATGAGATTAAAACCGCAACTGCAAAAATTGAAGCGATAAAAAATTCTAACGATAAAATTTTACAGAGCATTGAAAGTTTAGAACGTAAACAAAAATTATGGAATGAGAATAAAGAACAAGATTTAAAAGACATTGAAACTGCTATTGAAAAATTAGCACATATAGATATCGAAAAAGAAGTTGAAAGTCAGCGCATGTTCAGTGAATGGCAAGAACTGAAAAAAGAAAGAGGCAACATAGAAAGTCTAATCGCTAGACAAAGCAGCTCTTTAGACAGAAGTCAGCGACAATTAGATAAACTTGAATCAGAGTTAGTTCAATTAAAAGAAAAAACCTGCCATACTTGCGGACAGGAACTGCATGATAATAGCCACTTAGATTTAATCGAACGCAAGGAATCGCAAATTAAAGAAATTTCAGATCAAGTTAATATCGATTCTGTCGAAATAAAAGATCTAAATGAAGCTTTAAATGAATTAGGCGAGCTCGGTAATTGTCCAAAAGTTGAATATAATAATTTAGAGGAAGCTCTTAATCATAAGAGCACACTAGAGGCACTACAAAAAGAATGGGAAAGCAAACATGTATCGTCCAATCCTTATGATGAGCAGATAAAAGACTTAAGAGAAACTGCTATACAAGAAATATCTTGGGATTCTGTAAATGAACTTACACGCATAAAAGATCATCAAGAATTTTTGCTTAAACTATTAACAAATAAAGATTCGTTTTTACGTAAAAAAATTATAGATCAAAATCTTGCATTTTTGAATCAACGACTAACACATTATCTAAGCAGGGTAGGCTTACCGCACATTGTAGAATTCCAAAACGACCTTAGTGTGATAATCACACAATTAGGGCAAGATTTAGATTTCGATAATCTATCTAGAGGAGAACGTAATAGACTTATTCTTTCAATGAGCTGGGCATTTAGAGATGTGTGGGAAAATCTATATCATGGAATTAATTTGTTATTCATTGATGAATTAATCGATAACGGATTAGATGCATCAGGTGTAGAAAGCAGTATTTCTGTACTGAAGAAAATGACAAGAGAAAGAGATAAAAATGTGTTTTTAATTTCTCATAAAGATGACTTAACTAATAGAGTTAATCAAGTTTTGAAAGTTATCAAAGAAAACGGATTCACTTCTTACAACACGGACGTGGATATAGTTTAATGGCCACGGAAAGTCACGACAAGATGATTGAAGCATTTCAAGAATACTTCAAGTGGCAAACTCGATTTGAATACAAAGGCTCAGATGAAGCAGGCATAAAGGCACGATATTGGCTGTCGCAGATCAGAAACCACGCCTCGGAGAGGCGCAAGGAAATTATGAGCAAGCGCGAAGCGCGAAAAGCAGCCAGAAAAGGCATGGTAGGGAGACCGAAAAAAAATAAGTAAGTCTGATGTCAAAATGGACTTACCTAGGAAAAGAGATAGACGAACTTCCGGCTGATTGCGAGGGCTTTGTTTATCTTATTACTAACCTTACAAACAATAAAAAATACATAGGCAAAAAGTTAGCTAAATTTAAGACATCAAAACCACCACTCAAAGGCAGAAAGAATCGCAGGCGCGGTCACAAAGAAAGTGATTGGCGAGAGTATTGGGGTTCTTCAGACAAACTTCAGGCAGATGTAGAGGCACTGGGCGAGGACAAATTCAGCAGAGAAATACTGCATTTATGTCCTAGCAGAGGTGTTCTATCATATCTAGAGGCAAAAGAACAGTTCGACAGGCGAGTATTAGAAACGGACGAATACTACAATGGTATTATCAATGTCCGTGTCGGCAGTTCTAGGCAACTCACAGAAACTTTACAATCAATTTATGGAAATAGTCCAAAACAATTGGACGAATAACACCGCTAATTAAGCCCCCACCGGCGCAGATATGGTGGACTTATACCTGGCACAGCAGTAGCGCAGGGAATTGTATTTTCGTTTAGCGGCGGAGACTCGTGTCACTACCAAATGATGATGATCAGATATGCCTAATGAACTGATTTGACACGTTTACAAAAAGAATTCATTAAAGGCTAAGGATGGGAATCAACCCAGGTCTTACACTGAAGACAGCATTTTGAGTGTGAGATTGCCGTTGGACACTAAGAAACTCGAACGGGATGAGCAGGTATCGGCCAACCGCCTGTAAGTGTAGCAATACACATAGTCCTAATGCTGTTATGACTGTGCAACTCAGATAATGTGCAGAAAATTTTGAGCCCCGCAACGGGCTCTTTATGACCATACAATCTAGATAATACTTAAACTGCTTCGCAGTTGATATTAGATCATATAAAAGAAAAACGTCGAGCGGAAGCGAAGACGTAATGATCTTTAGATCATTATTAAAAGAAAGGAAGTTGTGTTTTTTTGGTAGTTTCTAAATTCTCTTTGATTATTTCTGATATAACTTCTCTTTCATCAAAACTTAAATGCATTCCTTCTGAAAAAGAAAGTCCTCTCATATACCAACAAAGTTTGAATACGTCTTTTTTGATGTTCCGTGCATCTTTATCCATATTTTTAGCGATTTCTTGGATCTCTGATTCCGGAAGTTTCAGGATCCTTGCCCGAAAAAAGTTGATTGATCCATTGTGATAGGCATTTTATATTCGTTTTCACAGGAACTACATTTCACATCTATATCTTTGATATCTCCATTTCCTTTCATATTTGTTATATGATCAGAGATATACTGAAACACTTCTTTATCTGCATTATTGACAAATTCTGTTATTAAGTTTTTGTCTGTAACCGTGCCTTG